ATTAATCAGAACTATGCTTATCCGTCAGGAACATCAAGCTAGGGGTTAAATAATGGCAGAGTTTAAAATAAGTCGACTTAGATATACTTGGAAAAGTACATGGACGACTGCAACAGCTTACACAATTGATGATGTTGTAGAATATAGCGGAAGTAGTTATATTGCTCTAAGAGGGCACACTTCAACCAACTTTAAAGCAGACGTAGATTACATTGCTTCAGGTGAAACTATAAATCGCCCAGCTTGGGTTAAGATGGCAGATGGTCGTGCGTTTAAAAATGCATGGGCTGGCTCTACAGTTTACTATCCAGGTGATATTGTTGACGATGGTGGTAACTTGTGGATAGCTGTAACAGGACACACATCAACAGCAGATTTTAATACAGACGTTGCTAACTGGGCAATTTTTGTTGCAGGGAACGACTGGGGTAATGTTTGGACAGTTGCTACAAGATACGGAGTTGGAGACATTATTAATTATGGCGGTATTGTTTATCGTTGTAATACTGCACATACATCTGCCGCAACCCTTGCACTTGGATTAGAAGACAATCAGTTTAACTGGACAACTTATTATTATGGCGTAACTTACAAAGGTGAGTATGCAGAAGATACTAGATATAAAGCACAAGACCTTGTTAAGCGCGGTGGCGCACTTTTAAGAGTACTTACACCCCATACTACTACAAGTACTTTTTATAGTGCTAATTTTATAACTGAAGTACCTGGAAGTAAAGTTAAAGGCACTTGGCAAAATTCTGAGGAATACGGAGTTGGAGATGTAGTACAACACGGTGGGTATGTTTATACCGCATTAACAAATAATGCTTCTAGAATACCCGGCGACTCAATTTATGCACAAGGCGGCGAAATAGATTGGGCTGTTATATCAAAAGGTTATAATTTAGCAGGATCATGGGCATCGGCAACTAGTTATAAAACTGGTGATGTTGTTGAACGTGGTGGATCAATTTATGTTGCAACACTAGACACAACTAGTGATGGTAGCTCTTTAGATTATTTAGATGCAGGTAACTGGGAACTTATTATTAATGGCCAGTCGTGGAAAAACGCTTGGACTACAGCATTAACTTATGCAGTAGGCGATGTAATTACTTACAGAGGTAGTGCATATAAAGCTAACGTTGAGCATGTAGCATCAAGCGAAAACTTTCCAGGAGATAACGGAAGCGGATTTACATATTGGGATTTACTATTACAAGGTGCTGAAAATGTAGGTCTTGTTAATCCAGGTGATTTGTTAACTTTTGGATTAAGCAGAGGATTATCAGGTGATACATCAACCCTTGGTGCAACTAATGTACCTCTTGGAACAGAAGAAACATTATTACAAATTGGTGCAAACGACACACTTGAATATGATAACTGGGGAAGAAGTGCAAGATACTTTCATGTAGATCCAATTATTGGTGTTGACGATAGATCAAATCCAAATGCAGGTATTGATCCTTTTAAACCTGTAAAAACAATTAGATATGCAGTTGAACTATGTGATGACGGCTTCGCAGGTTTTAATACTATTCAGTTAACTACTGGAGTGTTTAAAGAAATTCTTCCACTAGACCTTCCAGCTAGAACAGTAGTACTAGGAGAAGAACTGAGATCTTCAAGAATTGAACCTCGCCCTGCAATTACAGAAATGGCAAACGATGCAATTTACAGAATTGCAGCTAGTACACACTTGCAAGGTGTTATTAGAAATATTTTAGAAGGCAACAACGTTACACCTACAGCAGGAAACGACAAAACTGTTACAGTAATTACAGATCAAGTTCCATCAGGATTATTTAATCCTGGACCACCAACAGGTGACGGACTAGAGATTATTAATTCAGTAACTATTACATCAGACAGTGTTGCAGCTAACCTTGTAGACAACGGACTAGCATCATACATTCAGTATATTAACTTCCATATTCAAAGCACAGGTACAGATCCTGTTGTTAGTGGAACTAACGCAATTACTGATCAGCAAAATAGATTAAACGCTGCAAGAATGCTTACAGCAAACAGTGACTTTCTTCTTGCAGAAACAATAGCATACCTAGGTTCTACATTCAGTGATTATGCACTTCCAACAACAATTTACAATGATGATATTCCTAGAATTGTACAAGCTCTTGCACACGATTTAAAATATGAAGGTAATTACAAAATTTTAAGAGAAGGCAAGTTCTACAAGAGTATGATAAACGGAAGTGAACTTGTAGATATGTTCTATGTTAGAGATGCTACTGGTGTTAGACAGTGTTCATTAAAAGGATTAACTGGTACTTTAAATCCACCAAACGTTTTTGAACAGTATCAAAGACCAGTTGGACCAAACTATGTATCACTTGCACCAGGATGGGGAACAGCTGACGAGTCAGCTTGGATCAAGACACGTTCACCTTATATTCAAGGTGTATCAGTATTTGGTACTAACTGTACTGGTCAAAAAATTGACGGCTCACTACATGCCGGTGGAAACAAATCAATTGTGTCCAACGACTTTACACAGATCTTAAGTGATGGTATTGGTGCTCACGTTTTAAACAATGGTAGAGCAGAACTTGTGTCAGTGTTTACATATTATAACCAAGTTGGATATCTAGCAGAAAACGGTGGAATTATACGTGCAACAAACGGTAACTGTTCATATGGTTATATTGGCGCACTAGCTGATGGTAACGATCCAACAGAAACACCTATCACAGCAAAAATAAACAACAGAACTGAAAATGCATTAGTTGCAGCAGCATTTGCTGGAGAAGTAAATGATGAAATTTTAGCATTAGAATTTAGACACGCAGGTCAAAACTATACAAATGCAGACTATACATTTATTGGTTCAGGTGACTCAGCAAAAGTTATACAAGAAGAATTTAGAGATGATTCTATGTATACTGCTAGAATTGTTACAGGTGATGCGTCAGCAGCAGCAGGTGGTGGCGGATTTACATTAATTGGTAACAACGCACAGGAAGGTAACGAACTTACTGTTACTATTGCTACTAGTGATGACAATGAAGCAGCAAACTTACTAGGGTTAAGAATTATTTTAACATCAGGACCTGGTACTGGACAGTACGGTTATGTACATGCATATAACTCAACTACAAAAGTAGTTACAGTATATAAAGAATCAACACAAACAGCTGGTTGGGATCACGTTGTTCCAGGAACACCTATTTTAACACAGTTGCTTACTGGTACATCGTATAGATTTGAACCAAGAGTTGTGTTTGATGCACCTCCATTTTCACATGCAGCAGCAACATTTGATGCTGGTACTACATGGGCAGATATTACATACGGCGAAACTTCAGCAACATACACTAACCTTGTTTCAACAGGTACAGGTACAGGTACTGTTACCGGAGTTGTACCAGCAAACGCAACATTTGATATTACTAAGCTAGGAAAAACTTATACAGTAGAGCTTAGAAACGGTGGCGCAGGATTTGCGGTAGGTGATGTAGTAACAATTTTAGGTAGTTCAATTGGAGCAGCAGACGAAAACAATATTACAATTACTGTACACTCTACAACAGAAGATAGTACTAATTCAATTGTTACATTTGAATACACAGGTTTTGGAAAAAGTGGAAGATTTGTTACCGTTGCAAATACCGGATCTACTATCAACTGGTCAGAAAACGGTAGTACATGGAACACTGCAAACTTACCTACTGTAGGTTCGTGGTCTTCTATTGCAGCAGGCAACGGTAAATTTGTAGTAGTACAAACCGGCAGCGCAATTGGTTCATACAGTTCAAATGGTGATGTGTGGACTAACGTAACACTTCCAGCATCAACTGATTGGAGCGATATTGTATACGGAAATCCAACATTTGATAACGAAACATCCAACATATTTGTTGCAATTGCAAGTGCAGGAAATAATGCAGCATTTTCAAGTAACGGCGGAGCATCGTGGACTGCATGTAATTTTCCAGCAGCTGGTGACTCTACTATTAATGAATGGACAAGTGTTACATATGGTAAAGGACAATTTGTTGCAATTGCAAAAAGTAACAACTTAGCTGCTATTGGTACATGGAACGGAACTACTATTACCTGGGTCACATATATTATGGATTCAGTTGATGACAGTTCGCAACTTGATTGGAAACAGGTTGCATACGGTAATAACAGATATATAGCAATTGCCGATACTGGTGCTGTTTCTTACTCGCTTGATGGACAAAATTGGCTTGGTACACAAATGCCATTACTAGATGGCTCAACACTACTACAATGGAATGATATTAAATACGGCCAAGGTGTGTTTATGGCACTTTATGATACAGCCGGAAGAGCTATAGCAGGAGATGCTACAGCAGGACCAGTAGAATATGTTTATACATCACCAGATGGAATTAATTGGACTGCAAGAGATCTTGAAGCAGCAGGCAACTGGGAAACTTGTGCATTTGGTAATCCAGATGCAAGTACAGCAGACGGCTTAGATAACAGAAAAGGTAGATGGGTAGTTGTTAACAGAGATGTTACATTTAATCATAAGCTAGTTTACACAGGAGCAACTATACTAGGTAGAGCAGAAGTTGCAGCAGGCTCAATTGGCATAGTTAAGATTTGGGAACCAGGATCAGGCTATGATCCAGTAAACACACCTGTTGGATACACAGTAATTGATCCAAATAACACAGGTGAACTTGTACTTGATATGACTAGATTCGGAGACGGAGTGTTAGCACAACCAAGTTGGGTTAACAGGGGTAATGCTTATAAAACTAGTACAACTACTGTTACACTTACAGGTGATGGCTTTGCAGATATTACACCAGTTGGCAAGTTTATTACTATTTCAGAAATGCCAGTTGTTATTGGTCCAGGTGCGCAGCTAAGATTAAACGGCAATCCAGAACTTTATACAATTGTTGTAATTGAACAAGAAAGCCAAGAAGGATCTGAATTTACTTTAAGGTTAAGAGTAAGTCCTGAACTTAAAATTGAAGATGATCCGTCAACAGAACACGGCAACACTGTAACTATCAATACTAGATATTCACAGTGCAGAATTAGTAACCACGACTTCCTAGACATTGGTACAGGTAACTTTACAAACACCAACTATCCAAGTTTGTACACACAGAATTATATTTCATATCCTGAAAACGAAGTACAAGAACTTAACGGCGGTAGGGTGTTTTATTCAAGTACAGACCAAACAGGTAACTTTAGAGTTGGTGAACTATTTGCTGTTGAACAAGCAACAGGAATTGTTACTATTAGTGCTGACTTCTTTGACTTAGCTGGTCTATCAGAACTAGCACTTGGTGGAATTAGAGTTGGTGGTACTGGTACTGTTATTAATGAATTTAGTACAGACCCATTGTTTATTGCAGATTCGAATAATATTATTCCTACGCAACGAGCAATTAAAGCATATTTGCAAAATAGACTAAACGTTGGTGGAGCAGACTTGCTTACAGCTAGTTTTGTTGCAGGTACAGTAAGAGTTGGCCCGGGAGAGATTAGTAACACCGCCGGTCTAGCAGTAAACATACCCGTAATGTTTGACCTTAGCGGTCCGAAAGCGGGCATCGGTGGAAGTTATCTTGCACAAGCAATGTTCTTTAAATCCTTTGAAGATAAAGGTATTAGAGGAGGTTAATGAATATTATGCTAATTTATGAAGATGACAAATTAATGGTAAATACAATGGAACACTACGGAGTAGACAAACATGGCAGAGTTTAAATTAGGTAGAATTAGATTTGTTTGGAAGGCTGATTGGGCTGGAGCAACAACTTACTACAAAGATGACGTAATCAGATATGGTGGTAAAACATATATATCTACAATAGGGCATACATCAGATGCAGACTTTTATACAGACTTAAATGTAAGTCCGTCTAGATGGAATCAAATGACAGACGGTCAGGACTGGAAAGGTTCGTGGGGTGTCTCAACTTATTATAAAACAAACGACTTAGTTAAGTACGGTGGACAGATTTATATTTGTACTACTCCGCATACATCTGCTGCTACTCTTGCACTTGGTCTTGAAGACAGTATTGGTAACTGGACAGCATATGCCGAAGGTACTGAATGGAAAAGCGATTGGGCCGTTAATACAAGATATAAAATAAATGATCTTGTTAGATACGGTGCAACAACTTACGTTTGTAACACAGGACACACTTCTGCTAGTACTGCCGCTAGTGGACTTGAAGCCAATCAGTCAAACTGGGATATTTTTAACCAAGGACTTTTATACAAAGGTGCATGGGCAACTGGAACAAGATATAAACTTAATGATATAGTTAAGCAAGGTGCAGGCACATATATTTGTGTTACACAGCACACATCACATGTTTCAACATTTGCTACAGATGCTGCAAACTGGAATCAATTTATTGAAGGGTTTGAATACGAAAGCACATGGAACGGATCAACAGTTTATCAACCAGGCGATGTTGTTAAGTACGGTGGTAACCAATATGTTGCAAAATTATATCATAGTGGTTCAACAAATCCGTCAACAGATTCTACAAACTGGGATCTATTCAGTGAAGGATTTGACTTTAAGAATACTTGGTCAAACGCAACTGATTATAAAATTGGTGAAATTGTATCAGTTAATGGTAACTCATATGTTGCATTACAAGATTCATTAAGCACAGACTTTACAGTTACTAACACAAGTAACTCAACAAATAAATTTACGGTTGCTTCAACAACAGGAATAGTTGTAGGACAATCAATTTACTTTAGTGGAGCATCTTACGGTAATGTAAATGAAGGCGCAACATACTACATTAAATCAGTAGATGACGCAACTACATTTACAATTTCAATTGCACACGGCGGTGCAGTGTTTGTTCCAACATTAGGCACAGGAACAATGACTGCTCGTGTAGCAGCACATCCAATTGAGCCTAACTACTGGAGCAAATTAGCAAGTGGTTTTTATTGGGCTGGCACGTGGGCTGATGATTATGAGTACGAAACCGGTGACTGTGTTAAGTTCGGTGACAACTCTTATGTTTGTATCAACAAGCATAGATCAGAAGGCGATGGCGATTCAACAATAGGACCACAAGGTGGTGGCGCAACAAATAGTCGTCCAGACCTTGATGTTACAGGTACATATTGGAATCAGATGATTACAGGTAGTGAAACTTCACTACTAACAACAGCAGGTGATATTGTTTATTACGGTGGTGCTGGTGTTGCTAGACTTCCAATTGGAATTGAAGGACAAGTATTACAAGCTGGTGCAGACTATCCAGAATGGCGCTCAATGGGCTCTAATGATTTTGTTTACTTTGTTGCAGAACATGGAACAAATGCTCCTTACCCAGTACACGGCGCAACAATTGATAAACCTTGGGCATCTGTTAGATACGCATGTGAAGCAGTTTTAAATGGTCCAAGAAATCCAAAATCAAGACGCTTACTTGAAATGAACAGAGCGTTCATCCAACGTGAAGTTACAGAATGGATTACATACAAAATTGCCAATGCTGGTGGTTCTGGTATTTGGAATGCATTTGCATACGAAGATGATCGCTGTGAAAGAGATGTAGGATTAGTACTTGACGCACTTGTATATGACATGTGTCACGGTGGTAACAAGAGATCAAGAGGTGCTGCAAACGCATTTGTTGGAGCTCTATACGAAGCACCTTATAACTCAGGTCCTTATTCAAACTTAGCAACAGAAAAAGAAAACTCTGCAGAAGCATATGCATATATGCTAACACTAGTTAACAGTGTACTTGCTCAAACTGATCCAACAGTAAATTACCAAACAACAAATGGTGATAACTCAACAGCAGTTGTTACACAGTTTAAAGAAGCAACTAATATTGCTGAAGCAGGCACAGGTGTAGTTTTAACAGCTAACTTAAAAATTATTACAGATGCAATTGCCGCAGGCAATGCAACTAATATTCCTGCAAGATATTCTCCGCAGAATAGTATCAAAATTAAGACAGGCCAGTTTAGAGAAATTGGGCCAATTATTGTTCCAGAAAATACTGTTGTACTAGGCGACGAAGTTAGATCAACTAACGTTGGACCATCAGGGCCAATCACAGATAAAACAGATGCATTTTATACTATGAGTGCATTAAGCAGACTTGAAGGTGTACTAGGCGATGTTATTAAAGGGTCGTCAGTAACTAAAACTTCAGGAAATGCTTACAGTCAAGACATAGCTGTTCCTTTTGCTGACACAGTTGAAGAAACACATGTTGAGAAACTTGTAAGAACAATGAAGAAAAACATTGACTTTAGAGTTGGTGAATTTGAATTAAGAAACAGTACTGATCCTACAGGATACAACGCATCTTACTTAGTAGGGTACGGTTCTGCAAGACAGCGCCTAAGAGAAAACAAACAGTTCTTTAAAGAAGAGCTAATTGCATTTATTACTGCTAACTATCCAACAGTAAAATATAGCAAAAGAAAGTGTAGACAAGATACAGGTTATATTGTAGATTCTCTTTGTTATGATTTAACATACGGCGGATTAAGTCAATCAAGAATTGCTGCATTAGCATATTACGAAGGTAATAGCTCTGTTTATGCAGGAGACTTTGGTAATGATAGCGGTGAAAAGGCAGCAACTATTGCAGCATACAATAAATTAAAAACATTGATGCAAGATGTTGCAACTAATACTACAGTTACAGCACTACAATCAGTACATCCACAGTACAGAGGTACAGCTGGATCGGCTGCTGCTTCAACACACATTAGTAACGGTATTGATATTATTACAGCAGTAATTGACAATATTAACAATCAACCAAAAGTTACAGTTACCGCAGTTGCTAGTAATGTGCTTACAGCAGTAGGACACGGATTACAAGTTGGAGATACATTTGTTCCTAGAACAAATTATGGTGCAACTAATCGATTGTTTAAAGGTGACAGATACTGGGTTAAAACAGCGCCTGATGCAGATACGTTTACGTTATCAGCAACATTTGGTGGCTCAACTAAAACCGCAGATAATGGAACTGGCTTAACATTTATTGGTGATACAGCTGACTTCCCAACACTAGCAAACGGTGTAAACAGTACATCAGCATTGATCACCGCTGCAGAGACCTTAGACGCAGCGCAAGAAGCCGTTGTAACCGGAGTTATCAATCACTTAAACCCAACAAACTATCACACATTGTTTGAAGTTGACACAGTACCATCAACAGTAAGAATTACAACTTACGTTGGTACTAGTGCTTATGCTCATACATATGTAAGTGGCGGAAATGTTACTAAAGCTGACGGGACTGTGTTAAACATCACAGCAGTAACCTATAACAACACCAGCGGTGTAATGGACATTACTGTTAATACAGCACACGGATTAGATGTAAACGATACTTACACACTAGCAAATATTGTGTTTAGTTGTAACTCTCCAAGCGGAGCAGATGTTGTTTACCCAAGTGCTACAAAAACAGACGGTGTAACTAAGAAAGTTCTTTACAACCAAATTAAATGTTTACGTGATGTTAGATTAATTACTGAAGCAGTTATGTTTGACTTTGCTACAAACAGTAACGAGCAAACATTACGAGCTGGATTATCTTACTTAAGAGCAACAGCTAAAGATGTTTACGACTTAGATCAAAAAGCAACTACAAGAACTGCTTTTGAGTATGTAAGAACACAAGCTATTGCAAACGTAGGTGGCGATGCAACAGCAATTGCACGTATCAATACATTAATGCAAGACTTAGATGATATTGTTTACAGTGGTTCGAACGAAGGATCACCGTGTGTAACTGAAGCAAGAAATGCACATCATGCAATACTACAGATTGAAAGAAACAGAAACTTTATTGTTGCAGAATCTACAGCATATATTGTAGCAACGTACACAGATACTGTTACTGCAACTACATCATCAGATGATAGTATTACAATTAGTGATACTAGTTGGTTACGTCCAGGAACTGCTGTTAAAGTTTCAGGAACACTATTAAGCGAACCAAGTGTTGTTGGCGGTGATGGCTTTGCATTAAGCACTACATATTATGTAAACAAAATTATTTCAAGCACAAAGTTTACAGTTGCTAAAAATAAAAATAATACTACAGCAATGGCAGTATTAGATGCAACAGGGTCAATGACAGTTGCCCTTGATTACAGCTCAACGCAGTGTGAAAGAGATGTTAATAGAATCCTTGATGCAATCAAATACGATTTACAATATCACGGAAACTATAAATCATTACAAGCAGCAAGATACTACGGTAATGCTGTACACGGTACAAGAGACGGCGAAGACTTTTACTATGTAAGAAACGGTACTGGTGTTAGAAACCAAACTCTTGCTAACATGGCAGGTGAATTGCTTGGTACAAACGCACAAGGAACTTCAAGAGTATCCGGTGGAGCGTATGTATCACTTGATCCGGGTTATGGTCCAGATGATTTCTCAACATGGATTATTGAACGTTCACCTTATATTCAAAACGTAGCTACCTTTGGCTCAGGCGCAGTTGGTCAAAAGATTGACGGTGCATTGCACAACGGTGGTAACGATTCAATTGTTAGTAACGACTTTACACAAGTTATATCCGACGGTATTGGTGCATGGATTACTAATAACGGTAGAGCAGAACTTGTGTCAGTGTTTACATACTACTCACACATTGGTTATCTAGCAGAAAACGGTGGTAGAATTAGAGGCACAAACGGTAACAACTCGTATGGTGACTTTGGTTCAGTTGCTGAAGGCTTTGATTCAACTGAAATTCCAAACACTGCTATTGTTGATAACAAATTCCAGTTTGAAGCAACAGTTGGAACTGTGCAAACAGATGGTGCTGTACAAGTATATGCATTTGAATTTGATAATGCTGGTAACGAGTACACAAATGCTACATGGTTAATGTCAGGAGCAGGAACAGGTGCTACAGCAGTAGCAGACGAGTTTAGAACTGGTGGCGTACATCAAATCTTCTTACAAGATAATGTAGACGATAGTTCCAAAGCTGCTGAAGCAGATGGAAACTTTGGTGGATTTGGTTATATTACTAACTCCAACACTGCACAGGCTGGTAGTTCAACATCAATAACACTGGCTGCAACTGATGCAGAGATTAGTTCAGCTTACATTGGCATGCGAGTTAACATTACTGGCGGAGCTGGTGTAGGACAATTTGGTATTGTTACTGCATACAACTCAGGTACTAAGATTGCTGCTGTTAAAAGAGAGTCAACAAGCGTAGCAGGTTGGGATCATATTGTAGCAGGTACAACAATTGTAACACCAGATGCTTCAACAACTTACACAGTTGAGCCAACAATTTCGTTTACTGCTCCAACTGATAGTTCACAAGCAACAGGTGCATTACCAACAAGTGGTACATGGGTAGATACAATACACGGAAAACGTACTGGAGTTTACCTACCATCAGCAACATACAATAACAGTGGTGGTTCAGGAGCAAGTTTCCAAGTTATTAAGAACGGTGGAAAGTATGTCACAACTATAGTAAGTGGTGGTACAACTTATACTCGACTTAATACATTTACTATTGCTGGTACAGCAGTAGGCGGCGCAAGTACAGCTAACGATATTACAATAACAGTAACAGCAATTAGTGCATCAGGAACAATTTTAGATATTGAAACTGTAGGACATGCACAAGAAGGTGTATGGGTTGCAGTTAAATCGAGTGCAAACGCAGGAGCATACAGCACTGATGGTAATACATGGGTTGCAAACGTAATGCCAAACGCTAACTGGACATCGTTAGCACACGGACTTATTGATGATGGATCAACAGTAGCATTACAAAGTAGATTTGTTGCAGTAGCTACAGGATCAGCAATAGCAGCATACTCCGATGATGGTGTTACTTGGGTACAATCAGCACTACCATCAAGTCAAGCATGGTCAGATGTTACTTACGGTGAAGGCAAGTTTATTGCAGTTGCAGCAGGTACAGCAACAGTTGCTATTTCATTAGATGGAGTTGCTTGGGATCTTACAGGTACACTTAATAATACTGGTCATACTAGAATTACTTACGGTGCAGGTAGATTTGTTGCAACTAAACCAGCTAGTACAGTTGCTGAATATTCAAATGACGGTGTTACTTGGGTAGCTGCAACGCTACCAGCTTCAAGAGCATGGACAGATGTTGCATTTGGTAACGGACACTTTGTAGCAGTTGCTTCTGATAACAACACAGGTGCTATGTCAATAGACGGCGCAACTTGGGTAGCTATGCCAATGGGATCACCAGATTCAACAGCAGTATCAGGCTTACAAAAAGTTAACTACGGTGAAGGATTGTTTGTTGCTACAGCATACTTAGATGGCTTAGACGGCTTTAATGAAGTAGCTACATCACAAGATGGCTTTAACTGGACTTGGAGATCACTAGAAGGTGTATCAGGAGACCAAATTGGTGAAGGTTATAAAGCAGTAGCATACGGTGTAAGCGAAAGAAAAGGTTACTGGGTAACAATTCCAGTGGTAGCAGGAACTATTGCTTCTAGATCAAGACTTGGTGTAAGAGCAAGAGCACGTTCATATGTTGCACAAAATAAAATTTACTCAGTCAAAATTATTGAGCCGGGCGCAGGATACGATAGCGTTCCAACAATGACTATTGTTGACCCAAGTGAAATTTATGCAGCACCATTTATTGTTAGAATTGGTAACGGTGTGTTAGCTAACCCAACGTTCTCAAGTAGAGGAACAGGTTATGTTTCATCATCCGCAGACTTAACAGGTGGTGATGGATATGCAGACTTCTTCCAAAGCGGTTCGTATATTGCTGTAAGACAACTTTCAAACCTTCCTGTAACAGGCTCAAACGTTGTGTTTGGACATTTACCAAATGAAACATTCAAATTGGTTAATATTATTACACAGCTTGGAACAAATCCAGGAGCATTTACATGTTTCTTACAAGTTAGTCCACAGATGAAATTAATTAATGTTCCGGCACACGGAACTAGTGTAACAACTAGAATTAAGTACTCACAGGTGCGCTTAACAGGACACGACTTCCTAGACATTGGTACAGGTAACTTTACTGAAACCAATTATCCAGGACTTCCACTACAAGATCCAATTCAAGCTAACGAAACCAGACAAAGCAACGGCGGTAGAGTATTCTACACTGCAACTGACCAAGATGGTAACTTTAGAGTTGGTGGATTGTTTGCAGTTGAACAGTCAACTGGTGTTGCAACATTGAATGCTGATGCGTTTAACATTGCAGGACTACAAGAACTATCACTTGGTGAAGTTACACTAGGTGGAGGATCTGCTTCAATTGAAGAATTTAGTACAGACCCATTCTTCACAGCAGATAGTGACAGTGTTGTACCGACACAGCGAGCCATTAAGGCTTACATTAGTTCACAAATTGGTGGCGGTGGTGCATCGCTTAATGTAAATAGTGTTACAGCAGGTTCAATATATATTGCTGGAACACAGATAACTACAACTACACAAGCAGCGATTCTTGTTAATGCTAACATGAATTTCAAAGGTGGAGTCAGAGGTTTGCCAATTGCATGGCATTACTTCTTAAACTAGAAATAGATAAAAACGGAGATAAAATAAAATGGCAACAGGAATATTAGGCGTAGCAGATTTAGCAGCAGCTACAGATACCAGTGTATACACAACGCCCGCTGATACTTTTAGTGTAGTTTCAGTAAGTTTGTGTAACAGAGGTGGAAGTGCTGCCCAAGTAAGGATAGCAGTAAGCTCATCCGGCACACCAAACGATGCGGATTATTTAGAATTTGATTCACAAATTTCTGCAAACGGTGTTGTAGAAAGAACAGGTATAGTACTAGATGCAGGAAAGATAGTTGTTGTAAGATCAAATGCAGTCAACGTATCAGCAGTATGCATGGGTATTGAAACCTCAACAGCTTAAGGAGAGTAATTATGGGAAGAATTGTAGGAAGTGGAATTAACGATCAGCCACAATTGCTGAGTGGAACAACCGCTGTTCGTCCTGCTAGTGCAAATGGTGGAGTTTTGTATTATAATACATCTAAAAATATTTTAGAAATTTATAATGCTGCTCAGTGGCATGTGGTAGGAGAGTTACCAAGAGTTGTTACAACTACATCACTAGCGGCAGTATCGAATACGTTCTATATTGTTAATTCAGCTGGAGGGCCGGTTACAATTACTTTACCAGCAAGTCCAGTTGAAGGTGATACAGTAAAGTTTCAAGATTATTCAGGAACTTTTGGTACTAACAATTTAACAGTAGCAAACAACGGCAACAAGATTATGCGCACAACAGACAATATGACTGTTAGTACTAGTGGCGCATCATTTACATTGGAATACACTGATGCAGCCAGCGGTTGGTTGATGGCAGTAATTTAATAGGAGTTAACAAGAAATGGCGTTTGATTATCAAACTTTAAAGAAAGTCACAGGTGCTGCTATTGTAGACGGGACTTTAGGCTCAGTCGACTTAGCAAACACAACTGTAACAGACACAAGTATTGCTACAGGTGCTGTTGGCTCAGATGAGATGGCATCAGGCTCCGTTAATCTTGGTTCTGCTAAAGTTACAGGCGCATTAGCAGTAGCTAGAGGCGGAACAGCACTTACAAGTGGCAGTGGTGGTTATAGAGCACTTAGAAGTAATGGTTCTGCGTTAACAACTGACTTACACGGTGTTGCAAGTATGAATGTTTATACTGGTACTACAACGTGGAACAGACCAACTGGCGTTAGATATATTAGAGTACAAGTACAAGGTGCTGGAGGCGGTGGCGGTGGCCACGGCGAAGGTGGCGGCGCAGGTGGATATTCTGAAAAGTATATCGACGTAACCGGAATTGGTTCAGTAACAGTTACTATTGGCGGTGGCGGCGGTGGCACATATTATTCAGGTGCAGGTGGTAACGGAAACGCTTCAAGTTTTGGTCCATATTTAAGCGCAAGTGCAGGCCATGGAGCAAATAGACAAAATCAACACTCGGGTGGTGTTAGTGGTAACGGCTCAGGTGGTAACTTAAATATTCACCAAGGTGGCGGATTTAGTCATCACGCTTATAGTGCCCAAAGTACAGCAAATACATATTTTGGCGGAGGCGCACCGGGAAATCACCCGCAAGGCGGACACTTTGCTCATAATCACCAAAACCACTGTACTCCAGGTACAGGTGGTGCAGGATCACACTTCCACGGACACAGAGGTTCAGATGGAAGACCTGGATTGATTATTGTAACGAATTATTACTAAGGAGAGTATAGAATATGGCGTTTAACTATCAGACATTAAAGAGACTCACTAATACATCCTTAGATGGGGCAACTGTTGCTGCCGCAGATTTAGGAACAAACTCAGTAACCAATGCTAAATTAGCAAACGGTTCAGTAACAGCAACTAAAATGGCAGCTAGTGCTGTTAATCTTGGATCTAGTACAGTAACAGGTACATTACCTTTTGCTAAAGGTGGAACAAGTAACACAGCAGCTGGAGGCGCATATCAAGCACTTACAACAAACTCAGCTAACAACGCTTTAACTTTTGCAGCAACAGGTATTAGAGGAATGAGTGTTTATACAAGTACAGGTACTTGGAGCAGACCAACTGGCGTTAGATACATTATGGTGCAAGTACAAGGTGGTGGCGGCGGTGGTTCAGGCCACGGAGAAAGTGGTGCAGCTGGCGGATACTCAGAAAGAATTTTAGATGTAACTGGAATTAGTTCAGTAACTTGTACTATTGCTGGTGGAGGCGGTGGTACATACTACTCCAATGCTGGAGGCAATGGTAACGGATCAAGTTTTGGCCCATATCTTAGTGCGTCAGGCGGCCATGGAGCAAACAGACATAATCAACACAACGGTGGCCTTGCAGGAGTTGGAAGCGGTGGCGACTTAAACATATACGGCGGCTGCGGTGGAAGTCACGAGCAACGTTCAGCGGGAATGGGTGGCGCAAGTTTCTTTGGCGGCCCTGGACCATCAGGACATCCACAAGGTGGACACTTTGCTCACAATCACCAAGGACACTCATCTCCAGGTACAGGTGGTACATCAGGATACTTTAGTGGACATAGAGGTGCTGACGGCAGACCCGGGTTAATCATTGTAACGGAGTTCTATTAAAAATGGCATTTAATTATCAAATACTAAAAGGTTACACAGGCGAATCGTTCATTGATGCAACTATTACAGGTACAAAAATTGTAGCAGGAAGTGTTGCCGCAGATGAAATAGCAAGTGGAGCAGTAGACGCAAACAAATTAGCAGACGGTGCAGTTGCACTAGGTGGCAGTGTTGTTACTGGTACAGTGCCAGTTGGCGCAGGTGGTACAGGATTAACAAGTGTTGGTGCAGTAAATACCATTCTATCAACAAACTCAGCAGGTAATGCACTAGAATATAGATATGAAGGGTTTTCAGGAATTCAAGTATTTACAGGAAACGGCACATGGAACAGACCAAGTGGCGTTAGATATATTAGAGTTAAATTAGTTGGTGGCGGAGGCGGAGCTTCTGGACACGGAGAAAGCGGTGGCGCAGGTGGCTACTCAGAAAGAATTATGGATGTCACAGGTATTAGCTCAGTAGGTATTACTATTGGTGGTGGTGGTGGTGGCACATATTATTCAGGTGCAGGCGGTAACGGAAATGGCACTAGTTTTGGACCGTATATGTCTGCAAGTGCAGGACACGGCGCCAATAGACAAAATCAACACTCGGGTGGTGTTAGCGGTAACGGCTCCGGTGGTAACTTAAATATTCACCAAGGTGGCGGTGGTTGTCATCACCACTCGTTTGGTCCGGGAGGATCTACATATTTTGGAGGTGCTGCACCGTCAGGACATCCACAAGGTGGACACTTTGCGCATAACCATCAAGGCCACAGCGCACCAGGAACAGGCGGCACAGGCGGGTATTTCCATGGACATAGAGGTTCAGATGGAAGACCTGGTATTGTAGTCGTTGAAGAATATAAATAAAGGACAACAGGAGTATATATTATGAAAAAAGCACTAATTGGTTATCAAGGTTGGGTACAAGATATTAGAAACCCAGGCGAAGAGTTTGAAATCTATAACGGACCAGATGCAAAAATGCAGTGGATTAATGCGCCAGACGAAATTACATTAGACTGGACATTAGAATGGTCACCACAGAATCAAAGAATGATTTGGGTTGAAAGAGATGGCCCATATACACAAGATTCAGAAGCACGTAGAGTTGCTTATGGAGAAGTTGGCGAACAACTTGATATGTTATATCACGAAATACAAGAAAGTGGTACAATTTCAGCAAGTGGTCCTTGGGCTTCGCATATTGCTACAGTTAAAACAATGATTCCATCACCTCCAGCGCCAATTCTTATTACAGAAGAAGAAGCAATGGTTAGACGTAATACAATGGAACCAGGTAATGATAGTCCTTGTAATTCAAGCACAGAAGATATGCCGTGCTGGAAAAGATACGAAGGTTGGACTGATCGTTCAAACGAAGTAGTTTAAACTTAGTTACATACTCCAATATTAAAGGGCTCTTCGGAGCCTTTTTTTATTTACTCCACTTCAGATTCTAACTAAATAATAGTAGCATATAATACACCAAAGGATTTATAATGAAAATTAAAACAGTAACAATTGTAGGCGGCGGTTCATCAGGATGGATGACAGCAGCAGCACTAGCTAAATGTTGCCCACATTTAGATATAACTCTAATTGAATCCAAGTCTATTGGCACAGTTGGCGTTGGTGAAAGTACCCTCGGGCATATCAACAGATACATGCGTTTACTTGATCTTAAAGACGAAGATTGGATGGCAGCATGTAATGCTACATATAAAAATTCAATTCAATTTACAAACTTCAGAGAAGGCAACGGCGAAGTATTTCAATACCCGTTTAGTGACGGACTTGATATGACTGATAAGCCTAGTGGGCCAGACAACTGGAAACAACTAGCTGCATTACGTCCTGAAGAATACGGTCCTGAAGAATATGCTAGATTTTTCTGTACAGGTAACACGCTACTAGCAGAGCATAACAAGCAAACTAAAAATGAAAATGGCGTATTAAGAAACTTTGATTACGATAACGATACTGCATATCATATGGATGCACAGTTGTTTGGACAATACCTAAAAGATAACATTGCAATTCCTTTAGGTGTAAAACACATGTACGGAGAAGTACATTCGCACATGAAAGATAATACTAATACATACATTACTCAAATTTTATGTGCTGACGGAACTATCCTTAAAGCAGACTTGTTTGTTGACTGTACCGGCTTTGCCTCAATTTTATTAGAACAATGGATGGGCTCACATTTTAGAAGTTTTGAAAACCATTTAGCAAATGACAAGGCTTGGGCATGTAGACTTCCTTATACTAATAGAGAAGAGCAAATGCACAATGTAACTGATTGTTTTGCACTTGGCAACGGCTGGGTGTGGAATATTCCTTTATGGAATAGAATTGGTACTGGGTATGTGTACTCTAGTAGATTTACTACTCCAGAAGCTGCTAAGGTTGAATTTAGAGAACATTTAGCAAAAACACACACTCCTGAAATTGCAGAAGCTGCTGAAATGTTTGAAGTTAAAATTAGACACGGACGTAGACATAGAGCGTGGAAAGGTAACGTAGTTGGTGTGGGGTTAAGTTATGGATTTGTTGAACCATTAGAATCAACAGGACTATTAACTACACATGAGAATGTTATTAAGTTGGTCGATCTATTAAATCGTAGAGACGGATTTGTATCACGCAGTGAAAAAGAAGGATTTAATTTCTCAGCTGAGTTTGACGTAATTAAGTTTAGAGATTTTGTTTCGCAACATTATGCAATGTCGATGCGTGAAGATACTCCGTACTGGCGTTGGTGTACTGAACTTAACGAATATTCTCCAGAGATGCATGCCGATGAAATGCAAAAACATGGCCAATGGGCTAATATGTTTGGAAACATTATAGGCGCACATAGTTATGAGCCAAGTCATGTTGGTAATAACATGATTGCAGCAGGTATGGGATTACGTCCAACTGGAACACCGTCACTATTAACAGCTAGTAATAGACAATTAGTACAACTTCAAGAAGAAGTAGGTGCAGTTGATAGAATGTATCAGCAGTATAAAAACTTTGTTATAGAGCACATTAAAGATCTTCCAACGCATTATCAATTCTTACTAGAAAATATATACGGTGGTAACGATGAGCATAAACTTGATTAAGAATATAAAGAACTTTTTTAAAAAAAAGAAGTCTTATATTCGATTTTATAGTGTATACCCGGGTGTAATGGATTTGTTTCCCCCTGTAAAGGCATTGTCAATAGTGAGATCATTTACTAAAGATGTGCCGCCTCCAGGGATGCTTCCTGTAGCTAAGTGTCCTGGCATACGTAAAATTGCAACTACGGGATGGATCATTACTGCCCCAGCTGATTTTAAAATTAGAACAAACGGTGACGGCGCCTCATTTGAATGGGCAGAACCGATGCAGTTTGGTAAGGGTATGCCGGGTACTGAATCTTATATTGCATCGCATGACAAAGCTCAAACAATGCCAATATTAGATGATCCATCTGATACGTTACACACTACAATCAAAATTGAAACTCCTTGGAGAATTGAAGCTTCAAATGATATGATGCTACTGCAACTACCTGTAACATATAACAACGAATCGAGGTTTACAGCAGCACACGGACTATTAGATCCTATGCAGTCTCATGTAATAAATGTTCAACTGTTTTGGAAAGTGCTTGAAGGCGAAACGTTGATACGTGCAGGAACACCATTAGCACAATACATTCCTGTGAAAAAACAGGACTTGCTTTATAGTGCATATGATGCTATAATTGAAGAGCCAACAGAGAATGACCATAAGCGAGAAGCTGCTTATAACTATGCAGCTAATTGCGTAATACTAGAGCACGATCATTTAGGTTCAAGATTACAAAGAGCCTCTAAGATTCTAAATAAGTATAAACACAAAGGATGACAAATATGGAAAACAATTATATTAAAAAATTAACTGCTGTTAAGGTACAATTAACAGCTAGTCTTGAAACACAGAATGCCGAACTTGAAAAGTTAGAAAAAGAATTTGCAGATTTAAAACTTAATCCTTACGGTATCACTTCTATTGATTTTGCAAAACGTCAAGAACTTTCTGTTGATACATTAAAAATGGAAGGAACACTTATGGGTATTGATCTAGCTTTAGAGACCTATGAGGAAGAGCATGGTAAGTCAGATTAATGAAGGAGGAGTACATCTCTTTCCGCCTTATATATGGAAGTATACTTACGACTTTCCTTTAGATACATTACAAAAATCTATTGACGAAGTTTTTGATGCTGTTAAGCACAACTCAGCTTTAGAAAAGGGCAATGCTTTATCAACAGTAGCGAACCCCGAATGGCAAAAGCCGCATACATGGGAAGAACTTGGCGACTTCCAAGAATGGCTAGGTAATAAGCTAACAGGCATTAAAGAAGAATTAAATTTTTACAACCGACACTCAGAAGTAATTGGATCTTGGTTTAATAGACATTATAAATCCGGTTATACTGAAGAACACCATCATAACTATAGCACATTCGTTGCTAGTTGCTATCTAAAATGTCCGCCTAACAGTGGAAATATTGTATTTAGAAATCCGTTAGAGTACCACATGTGCAACTTTCCAATAGTTAATGAAACGCAAACATTGAGCGAAGTAGAATGTAAAACAGGAGATGTTATTATCTTTCCAGGCTGGCTTAAACATTTTGTTACACCTAACAATACAGACCAAGAAAGAATTGTAATGACAATTAATATTAAATGATGGATTTTAAGATTTGTTACCCTGATGCAAACACTATAGACAAAGTGTTAAAAGTAAAGTCATTAAATGACTTTGCTACAGAATATGTTGACTTAGGTCAAGGCATTGGGTATTGGATTGCAGACAATCCGTTTTATAATGACGGCTTTGAAATATTTAAAAACTTAGTAAAATGTTTTCCTATTGTTAAAGATAACAGTGCAGAAGGTAACATGGATCCTAATCCGTTTGATACTATACATTTACCAGACTGGGTATACAAAAACATTTGCTTTTTAATTAGAGATTTTTATCTTAAAAATGTTGAAGATACTATGTATGATCCTCAAATACATGAATGGGGCAACATCTATTTTAAAGATAGGGCAAAACCAATTACTTGTTATAGACTTCCGCATGTAGATTATCCTAAAGGATTAGTTGCTAATTTATGGTTTACTAATCACTTAATTGAGGATTCAAATACAAAACTATACAAGTATCATGGCGAAGTAAAAAACTGTGTATACGACTTTCAACTTGATACAACACATCCTTTGTTTGAAGCATGGAGAGAATTAGCACAGTCACCTAAGCGTTCCAACACGTGGTTTAACATGACAGATGACGAATTGAGTAAATGGGGATTTGAATGTATGGGTGCTGCACCTTCAATTGAAGGAAAAATGACTATGTATAAAGCAGACATTAGCCATGCCGCAATTGTTTCGCCTAGTGTTGATTTTAGATGGAGCCATACATTTGCATTTTCAGATGATTTTGCTCCAGCAATGAGAATGGGAGATATTATACCACAATGATGCAAATGGATTTATACTTTCCAACCCCTGTATGGTGGGAACAAACAGACTTAGACAACACAGAAATGGTAAAGCTATGCTATGAATTACTTGATGTTGATACTGATGGTAGAAAATTAAGTAATCAAGGAGGTTGGCAGTCAAAAGATTTTAGACCAGATTTATATGATGTAATGAAACCGTTATATGATAAGATTATGGATCAGGTTGATAATTGTATACGTGATTACGGATATCATGAAGACTATTGTACACCTTTAATGGAAAACTTTTGGTTTAATATTAATAAGCAAGGCAACACAAATTCAGTACATATACATGATAACGCTTTTATATCTGGAGTATACTATGTAAAAGCAAGACCCGGGCAAGGTAACATTAATGTTTATAAAAACCATATGCAAGACTTTATTATTGCATCAGCAGCACCAATGCAGAGTTATACTCCAATTAGTGCATCTTGTATTGCATTTGAACCAACAGAAAGTAAACTAATAATGTTTCCAGGTTGGTTGCCACACGGTGTTGAAAGAAATACTATCGACGAAGATAGAATAAGTGTATCTTTCAATGTAAAACTAATAAGGACAGATGATGAACGACTTCGGACAACGAATACTTAACGAAACTAATCTGTTAGTAGATGACAAAGCTCATTACTTTGAAAAGCTACTAGACAATCCTAGTGACCTTGTTACTTGGAATGATATAGAACGTTGTGTAAATCAAACAGAGTTGTATAAGTTCGAGTTGATTGATCAAAATAGTACCAAGATAGAAATTCCACAATCTGGTAAAAACTGGATCTATGATAAAGCAGTGCAAGACAAACAATTTATTATTGATAGTGTTAACCAAGGACAGGGATTAATTTGTTTAGACTATGGGTTTTACAGTCAAAAAACAATGGAATTTTTAAGTGTGTTTGAAAACTTGTTTAGTGTACACGCTGCAATACATGTGTACTGCGGTATGAAAGATTCTAAGTCTTTTACAATACATGATGATTATCCATGTAACTTTATTATTCAAGCTGAAGGCGAAACACGTTGGAAAGTATATAAAAATAAAATTTCATACTTACATCGAACAGGATTAATGAATAATAAACTAAGCGATAAAGATTTAGAAGTTGATATTGATGTAGTATTAAAACCAGGAGATGCATTATACATTCCGTCAAGGCAGTATCATTGTGCATATCCTAAAGGAAAAAGGATATCGTTAAGTATTCCGTGTTGGCAAAAACTTCCAACAGAACCACGGGAGAATGCAGTAGACAGAAATTATTATAGGATCAACAACAATGTTTAAACCAATTGAAATACCAAATGTAATTGATAGAGAATATCAAAAACAAATACACGATGTAGTAACTGACATAACATTTGATTGGCACTTTATGGAAGATACAACATTTGAAAAGAAAGATACTTTTAATAAATCTACTCCTTCTTTTGCAAACTTAGTATATCATCCAGATAATAAAGAAAATCCTGGATTAGAGTTTTTTAAACCGTTGTTAGAAAATACGTGTGCTAAAGCTGGTTTGGAATTAGATACATTGTTACGTATGCGATTAGGATTTTTACTTAATACAAAGTATATGATGCCACATGTGAGATATCAATACAATACACCACATGTGGATTTTAATGTAGATCATTATACTGCGTGTTACTATATTAATGAATGCGATGGCGAAACAGTTATATTTCACGAAACACAAGAATCAGAAAAATATAAGGCTATGCATAAAAGTATGCCGGAACAAGGCAAAGTTGTAGTATTCAACGGAAGACATTATCATGCAAGTACATGCCCTAAGATGTTTACGAAAAGAATTGTAATGACTATGAACTTTACAGCGAGTAAAATAGATGGATAAAGAGCAATATATTAACGAACTATTAGAAAGAGATCAAGTATCATCTTCTCGTATTAGCTCATTAAATCTTAAAGATAGGTTTACATATCCTTATCTTCCAACGATGGTAATTGATAACTTTTATGAGGAACCTGATCTAGTTCGTGAATATGCTTTAGATTTAGAATTTTATAAAGGAAATAGAGGAAGCTGGCCAGGAGTAAGAACTAAGCTACTTCATGAGTTTGATCAACAAACATTAGATATATTCGGAAAAAAATTACTAGTGTATCTTAAAGATTATGGATATACAGGGTTTGACGAATTACAATCAGCATTTCATTCTACACCCGAATCGTATACTAGAGGTTGGGTACATGATGACGATCCCAAGTTAAATGTTGCTGGAGTAGTTTATTTAAACAAAGAAGCTGCAATGGGCACAGGCACTACTATATACGAAGATAAAAATGATTTTGATGGTAGCAAATACGCTCAAGCATTTATGGAAGATGTACTTGATGTTTCAGCAGAAGAAAAACAAAAGTTTAATAAATTACGAGAACAACAAGTAGCAGAATTTAAAAAAACAATAACAATGGAAAGTGTATTCAATCGTTGTATTATATTTGATACAAGGAACTGGCACAGTCCAGAGAACTTTTATGGCACCACAGTTGAAGATGCAAGACTAACCCAGGTGTTTTTTGCGAGGGCAATATGATTAAACACATTACACAGCCTATGAAAGTTATTGACAACTTTTTTGAACAACCTCAATTAGTAGTTAAACATGCTATTAAGCAAGAGTATGTTGATCAAGATAATTCATTGTTTTTAGGTACACGTTCAACAACTTTAGATATGATTGATATTGATATGTTTGAAGGCTTACTCGGAAAGTTAATTAATCATGTTGTAGGAAAAGACTTGTTTACATTTTTACATTGTGAATATCAAAAAATAAACAAAGAATCCGTTGATCAAATTAAAGTAATAGGACCTTCGTTTAATATAGCAGGCACTATATTTTTAACAACTGATCATATACCCTATAGTGGAATAAAATTTTATGATAGTGTTATGCATAATGAAACTATGTCTGTGGAAAACATGTTTAACAGATGTGTACTTTGGGATCCTCAAGTACCTTATAAAATATCAAACTTTGCAGACAATACATTAATGCTAACATTTTATGGCACAACATTACAAAGGTATCCAGGATGAATAACGATATTATAGTAATTGACAATGTTATTCCAAAAGATTATTCTGATCATATTAAAAATTTAATGACAGGATGGGAGTTTGGTTGGGTGTTTAATCAAACAATGGTATCACCCGATGCAGAACTACAGGGCGAAAGTAATCATGCAGGATTTAATCACTTCTTTTATGAAAACCAACAAGCTGCTAGTCAACACTTTAACTTCTTATATCCGCTTGTTTTAAGCGTTACTAGTGCGTCTAAGACGCCGTATAACAGGCTTATACGTATGCGGGCTAACTTGACCCTACCTAATAAAACAAGCACGTTAGACCACCATATGCCGCACATAGATAGCTTCTTTGAGCATTGGAATGCAATTTACTATGTCAACGATAGTGACGGTGACACAGTTATCTTTAATGAAACAAACGATGATTACGATGCAGGCAAAGATGATATTATGCGTATTCAATCAAATAAGTTTACAGTTAAACAACGCATTGAACCTAAGCAAGGTAGAGTAGTTGTGTTTCCAGGCAAGTATTATCATAGTAGTAGCTTTGCTAAAGATTCAAATTATAGATGTGTTATTAACATGAATTTAGATAGGGTACAGCTAACATGAGCGAATACTACTTACATGAAAGTCAATATATAATTGATAATAAGACTCAGATTTTCGATCATTTAGATAATGCACACAGGAATTTTCATAAACTATTTCCATCTAGCAACGACTCAACTTGGTCATACAATTTATATAATGTATTTGCATTAACTGCTCCTTCAACAATTTTTCACGGCATCTATAAAGAACTAGGAACATTTGTTAAAAGTCATTTAGGTAACGAACGACCATTATGGATACAAGCGTGGCTGAACTATCATAAGCATGACGAGTGTTTAACACGCCACGGTCATGAATTTGATTACCACGGGTACATTAGTATTGACCCAAAGAAAACAAATACTGTTTTTGATAATTGGACAATTGAAAACAAGCCAGGCCAAATATACTTTGGTCCTGGCAATGCAATGCATGAAGTTCAAGTGTTAGAACCGTATGAAGGATATCGTACAACTATAGGATTTGACGTACACACTATACCAAATAGTCCTTTGTATAGAAACTACGAAGAACGTCCGTTTGGAAATATGGGGTTAATGCCATTACTATGATTGAAGATTATAAAATTATTAAAGGCGCAGTATCAAAAGAACTTTGCGATTTTCTAGCATTAGAATATGAAATGATGGAAAAAGTTTGCAACGTATTGTATTCTGGTGCTGACTTGTCTGATCTTTGTGAAAACACTTTTGCAAGATACGCTCCGTTAATGTTTGAAACATTAATGGTAAAACTAAATCCTTTGGTTGCAAAAGAATGGGGCAGTGAGTTAGTACCAGTATACTCTTATGCTAGAATATACTATAAAGGTTCTGAGTTACAAAAACACTTTGATCGTCAAAGTTCAGAAGTATCAGTATCAGTAGCTATATCAAAAGAAGATATTACTTGGCCGTTTTACATTAAAAACAAAGAAGGTACTGTACACGAAATTAATTTAGAAGTTGGTGATATTGTAATTTATAGTGGACGTAGACACGAACACTGGAGAGATCCATACAAAGGTAATAAAGTAATTCAAGCATTTTTACAATATGTCAATCCCACAGGTCCGTATGCACATTTAAAATGGGATACGAAACCTGCACTAGGGTTGCCTGCTGAGTACGTTCGTCAAGAAATAAAAGACGAAGTACAGAGCGTTAAAGATATGCTGGGGTTTAAGCGATAACTAGTCGCTAACTTTTGTAGGCCCAGCAACGATTCTAGCTGGTGTGTGACGCTCTTCAAAGATTTTTGCTGCTTCTTCTTTGTTTTTTGCTTCACATGTATCTTGAGTAATTGGCGATTTGCCAGCTTCTACTCTAATAATCATTTTGTAAGTTGCCATAATATAACTCCTATATCTTTATTTATCAATATTCTGCACCCATTCGTCGATTGTCCAGAATGGAGCTACAAGTTCTTTGTAGCGGTTTACGTTAGTATTTAGCACTTGTTTGCCAATATCTAATTTATCTGCAAATGCGTGTGTAAAGTATGTACTATCAAATATATCTAATCCTTGGATAACTTGCATCCATGCAGCCGGCGAGTAACCGTTAAAAACTGGCTCAACAGGCGAGTGGCCTTTCCAAAACATTTCCCATTGTTCTAATTTTTGTTTTAGAGATTCTGGAATACGCTCTTGGTCGTGCATATGACTTAACCAAAAGTCTGTGTCGCTTCGGTTTCCTCTAAAATGTAGTGCAATGAAATCTTTAATATCGTCATATACAATTGATATTCTATGATTAAATCGTTCTTGGAATGCAGTATGATCCCTTCTATTGGGGTCCCATAAGTCTTGTAATGCAAATAAACTTTCACAAATGACTGCAATGCCGTTTGCTTCTAATGGCTCTAAAAACCCACTACTAAGACCAATTGCTATAACATTTTTATTCCAACTTGTATCCATAACACTTGGTGTATACGTAAATGATGCAACTGGCTCAATATGATCTCCACATACACTACGTGCTTCTTCTAGTGCTTGATCAGGTGTTAAGTAGTTTGGATCAAATATGTATCCGTTTCCTGATCTATGTTGTAAATTAATATTCCAGCGCCACCCGTATTTCATTGCAGTTGCATTAGTAGTTGGTGAATATTTTGGTTCGTCCCACCACGCAATTACTGACCTATGTGTAAAGTAATTAGAATAGTCATGCTCTTTAGTTTTTAGTTTTTTACCAATAAGCAGTCTTGCAAATCCAGAACAATCTATAAACCATTCTGCATTAATTTCTCGGTTGTCATCTAACACTAATGATGTTAAGTTACCATTGCTATCTTGTGTTGCATCAACATATGTGCCTTCTGTTAAATTAATATTACGTTGTAATGCAATAGATTTTAAATACGCTGCTGTTGCTCTACTTTCGTTATGCCACATTGGAATAATAGGCAATTCAGCTCTACTTGCACCAAAAGGAACTTTGTTTTCTTTAATAAAATAATTTGCGTAAAATGCATCTGCTAACGGAACATTGTTTCCTAGCAGAGTAGCTTGATATATATCTTTTTGTCTTTCGGCTACCATAATATTTTTTAATTGGCCAAGAGATACGTCTTTAACAGTTTTATTAGTATCAGTCCAGCCGTCTAACCAAGGTGCATAATCAGTTTGTAAACAATGTATGAATTCACTACCAACACCGCTCCAGTCTTTAAAGCTACCACCTAGCTTAGGAGTAGATTTTGTGTGTTTAACAAAGTCGTTAAAATCAATATCAAGCACATTTAACAGTTCAACAAATGTAGTAGTGCCGCTTTCGCCTGCAATGATAGGAGGTTTATTGGGATCTTCTACTACAGTAATCTGCATAGATGGAAACTTTTTTCTAACAACTAATGCAGTTAGCCAACCTGCAACGCCGCCACCAAGTATAACAAGATTAGAGGCTGATTGTGGTTTCAAGATATCTCTCCTTTAGTATGTTTAGTGCTTCTCTATGAGTATAAACTGTCCCTTCATTAGGACGGTCAGCAGTACCTTCATGTATAACTCTTGAAATCTGATCGTTGTGTACACTAGCAAAATTAGTGTTCCAAAAAGATTTAATAGATGCATAATCAAACATGTGTAAGCCGTGCATAACTTGTAACCAATTTAAAAAACTAAACATTGTCATAGGCTCTGCAAAATAGCTTGGACTTACAAATGTTTGCTTAAAGGTACCAAGAGTATCTTTATTGAAATCAGTTAGTTCAATATTTTGATTACACCACTTCCAAAACTCGCTGTCGTTTCTTTTAGTAACATAATGAATTTGAATAAAATCAATAATGTTAGTAGCAACTTTATTCATTCTGTTGTTAAATGTTTTTACTAATGCACTAGATGAATCTTTTCGATAGTATGCAAGTGATCCCACTAACAGAAACGTTTGCTGGATAGTTGATCCAATCGAACTTGCTTCTAATGGTTCTACAAACATAGCACTAAGACCTAATGACATACAGTTTTTAGTCCAAAATTCGTTAACATAACCAGCATTAAATTTTACATCTTTTCCAATTTCTAAATTTTTAATACCTAAAACGTTTTCGTAGTATTGTGATACTTCATCATATGCCTGCGTTTTATTAATAAAGTTATCGCTAAACACATATCCGTTACCGTATCTATCTTGTGTTGGAATTCTCCAAACCCATCCGCTACTTAATGCAGTTGCTTCTGTCCAAGAAGGTATGTCCTCAGTTCTAGCTGTTGGAAATGCAATAGCACTATTCATTGGTAATTGATGAGAACAGTCTATCCATTGTTGTCCGAGTTTAGACGAAATTACTCTATTAAAACCACTGCAATCTATAAAAAACTCGCTAGTATGTTTAGTACCTGTAGTATCAAGTAACGATTCTACATTACCTGTATTGTCTAAAATTACATCTTGTATGTCAACATCTAATACTTTAATATCTCGATTGCTGCATTCTTTAACAAGAAACTCGTTTAATTTGTGTGTATCAAAATGATACTGTGCTACTGTAGCATGTAATGGTTCAGCATGTAAACTATCTTGTGTACGTTTCCATGCAGTGTCTAAAGGGTCCCATTGTTCAGCAATCATTCTCATCCACGATACTGGCATTTCATTGTTTGGATCTAATGAACCGTATGCGGATGTTAAGCTATGAAAATAACTTTTATCATCACCATTCCAGTTAGTAAACTTAATACCAACTTTAAATGTGGCGCCTGTTTCTCTTACAAGTGTTGGCACATCAATACCGACATGCCCTAAAAAATGTTCCCAGTGTTCAGTTGATCCTTCACCTACACCAATAATTCCAATTTTAGATGAACGCAACAGTGTAAGGTTAATATGAGGGAAAGATTTTTTAATTATCATTGCAGAAACTAGTCCGCTAGTTCCGCCTCCTAATATTGTTAAAGATTGAATCATCATAGTGAGTAAGTAATCCCTTTTCCTTTAATACTGTCTACTGCTTGTCTACAAGTAAGCCATGTGCCTCCTGTAGTAGTTTGCGGAAGTTGATCTAATTGTTGTATATCCTGTGTACGATAATGACTATAACGACTTTCGTACAATTTTTTAATATTTTTTTGATCAAACATTCTTAACCCGTGCATCACTTGAATCCAATTTAAGCAATCGTATATTCTAAAACTGCCATGTGTTCCGTCTTCGGGTAACAATACTTGATTAACAAAATTAGTTTTAAACATCTCTATGTTTTCTTTATTAAAGTCTGTCATAGTAATTTCGTTATTGCACCATTGCCAAAACTTAGTATCATTGCGTTGTGTAAAGTAATGTAACTGAATAAAGTCTAATACATTAGATAAACAATCGTCAAATGTTTTGTTATATTCTTTAATGGTGCCAGTGTCGTTGCGATCCCAAGTTGCTAAAGAACCTGCTAACGCTCTTGATTGTTGAATAGTAGTTGAAATGCTACTTGCTTCTAGCGGCTCAACAAAGTTACTACTAAGCCCAATGCTTACACAATTCTTAATCCAAAACTTATTGACTTTTCCTGATACAAAGTTAATTTTTCTACCAATGTTAATTGTATCTGTAAAATGTTTTTGTATTTCGTTAACGGCTTCGTCTTCTGAAATAAATTGATCACTAAACACATATCCATTACCAAATCTATCTTGTACAGGACTGCGCCAATGCCAACCTGCATCCATTGCCTTAGATAATGTGTAAGGAGGAATTTTTTCTTCGTATGGTGTTTGGAATGCAATAGCACTATTCATTGGCAGATACTTAGACCAATCAACCCACTCTGCTCCTAGCTTAGATGCAATAACTCTTTTAAATCCGCTACTGTCAATAAAGAAATCTGCATGATGTTTTGCATTAGTTGAGTCAACAACATAATCAACAAATCCGTTTTGATCTAATACAGTATCAACTACTTCGGCATCGATTACTTTAATTCCAGCTTCAATACACCTCTTTAATAGATATGCATTTAATTTTTCACTATCAAAATGGAACTGATAATAATCTTCAAACGGTGGGCTTAACCATCCTTGCATTGGCAAGTCCCAATGTAATTCTTCAGTGCTAGTACCATCTGCAATTAAACGCATCAGTGTGTGTGCATCACCAGTATATCCGTCAGTCCATACATACGGGTCGGCCAAACTATGATAATAGCTAGTACCATCACCGTGCCAATTTTCAAATTTGATACCAATCTTAATAGTTGCGCCACATTCTTCAACAAGGTCTTTTAGCGTTATACCAACTGCTTGTGCAAATCGTTTCCAGTGTTCTGTACTACCTTCACCTACTCCGATTGTGCCAATCTTGTTAGACTTAATAAGTGTAATATCAATATTACTAATTGCTGTTTTTTGATATAATGCAGTCATGAGTCCAGCGTTTCCACCACCTAAGACTAGTAAACTTTTTATCATACGCCTTTTTCCTTGTTATGCACTTCTATATTTGCAACAGAGTCTGTTGCAAGATTGTAATTAATTGCGCCTGTGGGCATTACATTAAAACTAATAACATATCTATCTTCGTTTCCAAAATGCGGTGTTGAACTATGAAACAACCAACTAGGAAATATTACTAACTTTCCAGGAACTGCTTCTATAAAATGGTGCGGAGCGTATTCGTGTCTTAACACTTCTAGTTGTGCTTCAGTTCTATGTTTTACTGGATCTTCAAACACAGTAGGGCTTCCGTCAGTTACATAATACACAGCACTAAGAAAACTCATCGAGTGCCTGTGATAATGTAATCTCATTCCGTCTTGTGGTAATGCTCTATTAAACCAACTACTAGTAATTGCAAATCCTTCGCAATCATATTTTTGATCAATTCTAACTTCTTCAATACATTTGTTAATCCAAGAAAATAAAGGTTGCAATCCTTCTTTGTCGTGTAGGTTTCTCATCGAACTTATTGTTTCGCTAGACTTAACAGCATCTGCATATTTTTCAAGTTCGGGAATTAATAGTTTATTGTCAATCTCGGTATTTTGAAATTCAAACATATCCGTTGGAAATGTAGGAATAATTTTCATTAGTATTCTACCCAACCAGTTAATAAATATTTTTCTCCACTTAGTGGTGGATTACCTCTATGTGTGTGAGTATATCCCGCAGGCCAAACTGCAAGTGTACCTTGAACTGCTGGAACTCTTTTTTGTTGATACAACCATTCTGTTTCACCACCTTCTTCAATAGTGTTAAGATACAATCCCCACGCAGCTACTCTACCAGCTCTTTCTTTGTTATCAGCTTCAAAATGCCAAGTGTGATATCCTTCTCCTGGTAGTGTTTTTTGAATTTTCATATAATACACTCTAGTCGGTGAACAATCTGTTAACACACTATAATGGGCTGTGTATTGTTTCCAACAATCTATAAATCTTTCTAGAAATGTATGCACAGCAGGGTTATCAGTTGACAGATTTAATGCCGGTTGTTCTAAAAGAAACACTGCATTATCTGCTTTGTTGTGCGCAGAATTGTCACCTATGGACTGGCGAGAATGCGCCATGCCCAATTTTTGTAATTGTTCATAATACTCAATTAATTGAGCACATTCTTCAGGTCTAAGGACCTCTTGCCAAGTGGCGATATCTTTATCTATGATCATACGTATATTTATGGTCAGAAAGTTTAACAGCCTATTAGTCTGATTCAGATAAATACTTTGTAATAACAGTGGAAGAATTGAAAATATGGCTAATATACCTATCATTAATAATCTTAGAGTAGTACCAAGAGATGCAGAGTTTCTTGACCGAAAGACTGGTGCCAGGGGTGAGATCTTTTACGATAAAGATAATAACACCATAAGACTATACGACTCAGAGATTGTAGGTGGTTTACCATTAGCAAGAGGCGATTTAACTAATATTACTAACTCTGTATTTGCTGCAAAAGCAACAGAAGCAGGAGTTGGTGGTGGTGGTGGTGGCAGTATTGAAGTAAGTCTAACAGCACCTAGTACACCAACAGAAGGCACAATCTGGTTTAATAGCAATAATGGACTACTGTATGTTTATATCAATGATGGCGATAGCAATCAATGGGTACAACCTGTATTAGGTTATCCTGCAATTCCTTCAACCCTACAAGATTTAACAAACGTAACTATTACAACACCAAGTACTAATCAGGTATTAAAATACAATGGCGCAGCTTGGGTTAATGCAGCAGCAACAGGTGGAATAGCATTAACAGATTTAAGTGTATCCACAGCGGCTGCCGGAACATCAGCATTTGCATACAACAATGGCACAGGTGTATTTACATTTACTCCACCAGATTTATCAGGTTATTTAACAAGTATACCAGCACAATCATTCACAAGTTTGACAGGCAAGCCTACTACAATATCAGGTTATGGTATTACAGATGCTGCAACATCAGCACAAGGTACTAAAGCAGATAGTGCATTACAAAATTTAACAGCAACATCAATTACAACACTATCTGATGTTGCATCAAGTTCACCGAGTGCTAACCAAGTACTTAAATGGGACGGATCACAATGGTCACCTGCCGCAGACGCTGTTGGTAGCGGATCAGCTGCCGCAACTATTAGCGGAGCAACTCAAGCAAATCCGGTAGTAGTTACATCAGCTTCTGCACACGGTTTCTATGAAGGACAGCCAGTAACTATTACTGGTGTTGTTGGCATGACGCAGCTTAATGGTAACGAATACTACGTAAACATTGCAACTTCAACATCGTTTGCTTTATACTCTGACAGTGCGTTATCAACAACTGTAAACGGTACAGGCTTTGGTGCATGGTCATCAGGTGGTACAGCAACAGGCGGAGCAGTTGCAGCTGAAGTAGGTAACTTTGTATTCACAGGTTCAAACATTGACACAGGTGATAGTTCATCTATAAGTGTTACTCCACTTGTTACAATGCAAAGTGATTTAACTGTTGAAAACGATTTAACTGTAAACAATTTGCTTACAGCAGCACAGTTTTCAGTAACAGAATTTACAACAACAAATCACATAACACAGAATTTAACAGTAAATGATACATTATCAGTAAAAACTATCGCACAGACCGATACTGGCACACCTCAGATTACAAGTAGTTCAACATTAGTTTTAGATACACAAGACGGTGTAAGAGTTACCGGTGCTCCATTTAGACTGCCTAGCTTTACAACAACACAGAAAAATGCACTAACACCTGCAAACGGTGATATGGTATATGACAGTACGTTGAACAAAGCACAGGTATACGAAAATGGTGCTTGGGCGAGCTTGGTATAGGTATAAAGCATGGCTGACAGAGAATATATTGTTACAGTAAACCCCGGAGTTGATCTTGCTGCACTTGATGCAGAGATGG